GGTAATGATAATATTGAAGTTATTGGTCAGATATGCCAAAACACTAGTACATTAGAAGAATTAACAGATGAGAATGGTGATATAATTAAATACCCATATATCGACCAAACAACATGTAATGCTAAAGCAGGTTATAATTGGGTTATAACTAAATTGGCATGTGATAAAATAGTTAATCATAAAGATGCACCTCATCATTATATTGAAGATGCTACTGGTAATGTAGTTTCTACTGCATCTGCAGGTGTTACACCGATATCACATTACGAATTTGAAGAATGGTTAAATGATAAAAATCGACAAATTAAAATTATTAAACCAGAATTTATACGTGATATTGTAAAAGAATTTGAAAAAGAAATAGGTAAATAAATAATGAGTGATTTTGTAGCAAGTGAAAATATAAATAAAGGTCCTTCTCTAGAGGACTTACATGTAAGTATTGATGGGTTACTACTTACTGAAAATACTGAAGCAATTATATTGACTGAAAGTATCGGTAGTCCATTTATGGAAGGTCGTATTGAAATTCGAGATGATAACGGTTATTTAGATCGTAATATCCTTGGTAATAATTATATTAATATATCATTTAAATACGGTGGAATATTTCAAACTATTATTAAATATGTTGACGGTGCACGTAATATTGATGTTAATAATATAGCACATGATAAAAAATATATACTTGATTTAGTATCATTAAATAATATTAGTAATAGCTTAACCACAATTTCAAAAGCTTATAATAGTAATGCCACTGATGTTATTAGTTCAATCTTTGAAGATTTTTTAGGTGATAATTTATATGTTCCTATAGAAGCTAAAAATTCAGGTAGGTATATAGCACCATTAAAAGCTCCATACGAATGCATATACGATATATTATTTAATTCATATGATATGAATGATAGTCCACTATTTTTATATGAACATTTATATAATGAATATATTAATGGCTTTGATGATAACGCTGAAAATAAATTAGCAAAAACTGAACAAGAGGCCATGACACTTGGCCAAGAATACGATGTATCATATACTAAATTAGTATCTTGGGATTGGTTGATTAAACAGCCGGCAAAAGATATTAATTTATCACCAGAATTCGGTGATGAAAAGAATGCAGCCACAAATCCGCCGGGCTTACCTAAGAAAATAATTATTGATCAAGATCATGCAGCGAATGTTGTTAAAATAAATAGTGGAGTTGAAGGCCGAAAAATAAAAACTGTTAATGCAAATACTTCATCATATTCAGATAGTGCATTTAATTTAGAAGAACAATATTATTCAAAAAATAAAGATGTTAAAAGAGCAAATAGGCCGGCCGGTGTGAGTGATACTGTAAATGATTCAAATGTAGCTACGGTTATGAACTTAGATGATATTGACCAAAAACAATTGTTAGGTCATACAGAAGAAGATAATATGTCACTTGCTAAGTGTGTAGCTATCAGAGCTAAAATCACTTCGATACAAATTTCGTTACAAGAATGTAATGCTGTCCCTGGTCTAAAAGCCGGTGATCGAGTTAAATTCGAGATTCCTATAGGATCTTTTCAATGTGGTGAAGAAGAACTTAGTCCTAAATTTAGTGGTGATAATTGGATTGTGTCTGAAATAAAGCATATTATTAGGCCTTCAGCCGATTTTGAATATATTCAAAATATTAAAATTATTCGCGATGGATTACCATTGGCACAACAGGAGAAAAACTAATGACTGGTGGTGAAATATTTAGTTTAAGTTCGAGTCTTTACACGGGATGGAAAGCTTATACTCATGATGGAGGTCATGCTGTAGGTCCTCATAAACACACAGATCCACACCTGTATTTAGGTGTAGTAGAGGATAATAATGATCCAAGATTAGAAGCTAGGGTGAAAGTTAGAATTTATGGTGTTCATTCCGGAAAAAACTATATTGCTGAAAAAGATCTTCCATGGATCCATGTTATGTCGCCGACAACATCAGCTGGAATTGATGGTTTAGGATGTAATCCATATATTTTAGCTGGATCACATGTGATGTTACACCCAATTGGCAAGAAATTGCAGCAATTTATTGTTGTTGGTACATTACCAACATATACGTATGGTGTAGGATTTGATCAATCGAAGGGGTTTTGTGATGCTACTCAAGAATTCCCTAGGATAAAAAGTAGTGAAAATCGTAATAATAGTGATTATAACGACAAATTTTTAGCCATGACAAATGCAAATTTTGATTCGGCAGAACTTAATAAATTCTTTCATGATCCTGGAAATGATTATCACCCTGAATATCCATATAATCAGGTATATGAAACTACTTCAGGACATATTAAAGAATTTGACGATACCTCTGGTCATGAAAGAATTAGAGAAAGACACAAAAGTGGTACAGAATACGAAATACAAAGTGCTGGTACAAAAGTAACTAGGGTTGTAGGTAATAATTATGAATTAATAGCGGGTGATGACTTCCTAGAAGTACATGGTACTGTTACTATTAAAGTTAGTAAAGATTGTAAATTAGATGTTACTGGAAAGATTGATATTAATTCTGCTTCGTATATTGCAATTAATGCTGAATCAAGTCTATTTATTAATTCATCAAATGAGATTGACATACGTGCAGTAGCTCCGGTTAACTTATATAGTTATGAAAAGATTAATATACAAGCTGAAGATCAAATTAATATCATTGCTAAACCAGGTGGGTATTGTAAAGCTTTAGATAATGGTAAAACAAATTATTTTTATTCATCAGAAGGTTCGTGTCTACGTGCCAATGATCCTAGTAAAGATCCGGAATTTGAATGGATAGAAAATAATGAAGCAGATATAACTTTGAGTGCTAATAACGATATTACATTAATGTCTAAAAACGGTCAGATCATCTTAGATGGTCCACAAATTCATCTTAATAAAGATAGAAGTTAATTATAAATAAGTAATATGGCATACATAACAACAGCACGCACGGCAGAAGGAGAATATTCAGATTTAGAATTTGCTTTTACAGCAAATCCGGTTATTGAATATGATGTAGCAGTCCTGAAAGAGTCTGCTGCAATTAGACAAAGTATTTTAAATATACTAAGGACTAACCATGGTGAAAAACCATTTGATCCATTGTTTGGTGCAAATCTGTCAGCTTATTTATTTGAAAATCTAGATCATATTACTGCAGTAGCTATTAGTAATGACATTGAAGCTGCTATAACTCGTGATGAACCTAGGGTTGAAATTATTAATATTAAAGTATATGCTAAACCAGATAATAACGCAGTGTATATTACGTTAACGGTAAAAATATTATCAGCACAACAATTATTAGATATCGAATCATCAATAGAGAGACTGAGGTAAACTATGGCAAATAGAAGAATTAATTTAGCAGAAATGGACTTCGAAGGAATTAAAGGTAATTTAATTGCCTTCATGAAAGCTCAGGATAGTGCAGTTAGTGATTATAATTATAAAGGATCTGCCGTTAATACTATCATGGATATGTTAGCATATATTACACATGCTAATGCAGTTAATGCTAATATGGCATTAAACGAAGCATTTTTAGATACAGCACAATTAAGAGCATCTGTGGTATCTCATGCAAAATTATTAGGATATACTCCTAGATCTACTAGATCTGCAGTGGCTATAGTTGATATTCAAGTTACTGGAATAGTAGAAGCTGGTGAGCCACAGTGGAATATAATTAATAATGGTACCATTAATATAGCGCAGGATTTAACATTAAAATTTGGTACTAATGTTACTACGCAATTTAATGGGATAACACATAATTTAATTGTTGGAGAAACTGTTACAGCAGCTCCAGTTGGGGATTCATGGTTTTTTTATAATGTTCCATTAGTACAGGGTAATATAGAAAATAAATCTTATATTTACGATGAAACAAACAAAGAAAGATATTTTTGTTATGATTCAAATATTGACACAAATTATTTAACAGTTGATGTACGTACTTCAAATACTTCAAATGAAAAAATAACATTTACAAAATCAACAAACATTGTAAATGTATTAGCTGATTCTAAAGTATTTTTCTTAGAAGAATCAAGAGAAGGTTTTTATGAAATTTTATTTGGCGATGATATTATTGGCGAAAAATTATCATTAGGAAATATTATAGAAGTTTCTTATATTGTAACTGGAACAGAAAACATTAATGGTGCTAAAACATTCTTATTAAATTCAATTAAAGATGGTGCGGGTAATAGTAATACTGCTGTATCAATCAGGACTGTAGAAGCTGCTCAAGGTGGTATTACACGTGAGGGATTAAACAGTATTAAGTACAATGCTCCTAGAGCATATATTGCACAAAATAGAGCTGTCACCCCTGATGATTATAAAGCTATAATTCAAAATGAGTATGGTAATATTCATACTATGGCAGTTTGGGGTGGTGAAGATAATAATCCACCTGATTTTGGTAAAGTATACATTTCAATTAAGCCTACTGGCAATGCTGCTAATTTAACTCTAGAGCAAAAAGCTGAAGTTATTAAATTAATTAAACCTAAAAATGTGGTTTCAATTCAACCAAAATTAATAGATCCTAACTACATAGATATTAACATAACGGTTTCGTTTAAATACGATCCAAACGTAACAAATTTATCTGGCATTGCAATTGCTGAAAAAATTAGGTCAGTAATAGATGCATATGATGCTAATTCATTACAATTATTTGGCGGTATATTTAGACACTCAAATGTATTAAGAGCTATAGATGACAGCGATGTTTCTATTATGTCCTCTGTTGCAAATGTTAGTATTAGCAAAGATTTTAGTGCTAGCTTTAATGAAGCTCTTAATTATAAAATTGATTTTAATCAACGGATTATAGATATAGATCCTGGCAGTAGAATCACATCAACTAAATTTTTATATAATGGAGTGGTGTGTAAACTAAAAGATTATTTAAATACGGCAGAAGGTAAATGTATTATACAAATAGTTAATACAGGCAACCAAGTAGTTAATCCTAATGTTGGTTATATCGATCTAGGTATTGGTTGTGTATATTTAGATCAATTTGCCCCAACAGGTTTATTAGCAAATATGCAGGGTAATACTATTACAATTTATACAAAAACAGAATCACCTGATATTAAACCATTACGAAATGATTTATTAAGAATTAATGTTAGTGGTTCTTCAATTACTCCTTATATCGATAATATTGTAACTGGTGGTGCTGCGGCTGGCGTTAATTATACAACTATACCTTCTGCGTCTACTACCGGTGGTAGTTATTAATTATGCATAAGCCATCATTTAATATATCATCATTTATTGATGATTTAATACCTGAACACATAGTTACTAGCTACCCTGAACTCATTGAGTTCATTAAGGTATATGCATTATTCTTAGAAAGAGAAAATTCATCTGGATTTTATCTTAATCAATTAGATCATCAAAGAGACATTGATCTAATTGAAGACATGTTATTAAATGAACTACAAAACGAAATTGGTATTGCAGTACCAAGAACATTTGCTGCAGACCCAAGATTATTTTATAAACATTTAGTTGAATTTTATCAAACACGTGGTACACCAGAATCAATTGAGGCATTTTTTAAATTTATTCATAACGAAGATGTAGAAATATATTTCCCGGTAACAGATATTTTAGCTGCGTCTGATGGTAGATGGGTTGATAATAGTGCTGCAATAATTGCCGATCCTTCATTATATACTCCAGTTAATATATGGACAGGTCTAACACCAACCGATCTAATTGATTTTACTGATAACAACGGATTTTTGCCGACAATAGATAGTAATATTATATATGTGAATGATCAATACGATCCAACTGCTGTTCAATTGGCAAATGGCAATCTTCAATTTACAGGAAATTTACCACTAAATTCAAAAGTAGAAATATATAAGCGTGGTGTATTTACTACAGTTGATGGTATGCCTGATGAATTAAAGTATTTACAAGATTCTTACTTTTATCAGAAGTTTTCTTATGTATTAAGAACTGGAGTAAAAATTGAAGATTGGAAAGATGCATTTAGTAGATTAGTGCATCCTGCAGGATTTATATTCTTTGGTGAGATATATGTATTTGTAACTATCCTTGATAAAGGCATGCCAAGCTTGCAGCCTGGAACGCAAGACGGTGGTTTACCATGGAAGATCTTTATTCCTATAGTCGACTATGGCACTATTATAGATACTACTAACACTCAAAAAGTTGAAAAAGAATTTGCATATGACGCAGATGTCTTAACTAGATTTGGAGCATACGACCATTTTGAAAATACCAAATTCTTCAATTGGCGGTATATACGAGATTATCGTGATATTGTTATACAAGATGTTATAAATAGAAATGTAAATATTCACTTTGGTGCACAAATCACCATCACTTAATAAAAACGGAGCGAACATAAAATGTCAGCAATTATTACACAAAACTTTAGATTAGATACAACTGCACGTTTTGTTGATAGTCTAGCTACAGATACATATTATATGGGATTAGGTCGACCTAATGCATGGGCTTTAGATTCTACTTCAACAGAATTACCTCACCTACCTGGTGAAAATGATAGTACAAATAACCAAGTATGGCAAGAATTGTTTGCTATGAAAAAGGTAGCAGCAACAGATATTATTTTTGCATCGCCTAGAAATAACTGGGCTAACGGTACTACATATACTGGATATGATGATAAACACGTAAATATCGAGGGTACTCGATTTATGGTTGTTACCAATAACTTTAATGTGTTTTTATGTTTAAAAGCAGATGGTGCTTCTACTATCGATCCAGATACAATTGGTGTACAAACTTCAGGGGTATCGGAAACATCCGATGGGTATATTTGGAAATACATGTATACCGTTCCAACAGATATTGCAAATAAATTCTTAACTATTGAATTTGTTCCAGCACAAAAATTAGATTCAGATCCTGGTACCGGTTCTGCTCAAGCATTACAAGACCAATGGGCAGTACAACAGGGTGCAACTGCAGGTGCAATATATAATATTATTATCAATAGTTTTGGTGATAATAATTATAGTGCATCACCTACTGTTACTGTTGATGGTAATGGATCAGGCGCAGAAGCTGTAGCAGTAGTTGACAGTAATGGTGCAATTACTGATATTCTCATGCAAGATAGTAACGGCGCTCCAGCATATGGAAGCGGGTACGATTATGCTACAGTAACAATTACAGATACCTCTGGTAATAGCGCAACCGCTAGGGCAGTACTTTCACCTAAAGGTGGTTATGGTGCAGATCCAACGTATGACTTAAGAGCTCATTATATTGCATTTAATAAAGTATTCGATGGTAATGAAAATAATATTATACCTACAGCCAATGATTTCAGACAGCTTTCATTAATTAAAAATCCGATTGACAATGATACATCAGTGATTGGAAATAATGATGTATATAACACGTGCAAATCATTAACAGTTACAGCTAATTCAAGTGATTTTGTATCAGATGAAATTATTACAGCCTTAGGTGCTGGTGATTCTGGTGCGCAAGGACATGTAGTTCAATATGATCACGATGGAACCACGGCTACAATATATTATATTCAAAATGAAGATACTGGATTTGCACCATTTGCGGTAGGTGATACTATCGATAGTGTTAATGCTGCAGTAACGTCAGTTAACGATGCTGATATTGTATTTAATTCAGGCGAAATTATGTTTGTAGAAAATAGAGATGCGGTAAGCAGATCTTCATCACAGATTGAAACAATTCGATTAGTAATTGAATTTTAAAAAGGAATAAAGAACCATGGCAATCAATTTTAATACAGACCCTTATTGGGATGATTTCGAAACACCAACAGCAGTTGATGGATTAAGTCCTAGAGAAAAATATAATAGAATTTTATTTAGACCTGGTATACCTTTACAAGCTAGGGAGCTTACCCAACTTCAAACCACATTACAGCACCAGATATCATCGATAGGTGATCATGCATTTAAAAATGGTGCTATGGTTATTCCTGGTGGCGTAACAGTTCATAACCAAATTGGTTATATTAAATTAATTGATGGCTATAGCGGTAATATTACTGACTGGGTTGGATTAGCAATCAACGATGGCGGAACAACTGAAGCGCGGGTTGTTCACGGTATTGATGCAACTGCAACGGATCCAGCAACACTGTATATAAGATATATTGCAGGTGATATTAATACTGCCACTACTGTAGGCGGATTTACAAACGGGTCAGCTGTATCCGGCACTGATGACAATAATGTTACTTATGCAGCAACTATTGGTAATTTAATTAACTCAGGTGATCAACAAACAGTAGGTGAAGGTTCATTGGTTTCAGTCGATGACGGCATATACTATATTAATAAGAACTTTGTTGTGGTAAAAGCTGCAACGGTCGTAGTAGCTAAATATGATACTAATGTAACATCCGATATCGGGTTTTTTGTAACAGAATCAGTAATTGGTCCTGGCGAAGATGAATCCCTTAACGACAATGCTACAGGTAGTCCAAATGAAACAGCTCCAGGCGCACACAGATTACAAATTAAAACTGAATTAGGTATACAAACAGATCCAGCTGCTAGCAATTTTGTTATGTTGGTAAAATTAGAAGAAGGTAGAATTCTTTCACAAGTCTTAAGAACTGATTATGCCTTTATTGAAGAAACATTAGCAAGACGCACATTCGACGAATCTGGAAATTATTCTGTTAATCCAGTTAGAGCCAGTGTAAAAGATGGTGATACATCTTTTAGTGTTAATTTAGCGGTAGAACCTTGTAAAGCATATGTAAAAGGTTATGAGATTGATATTTTATCAAAAACAGATATATCTATTAATAAAGCACGAACCACAGAATTAGCAACATACCAATCAGTAAATACTAATGACGGAAGTTACGTAGATATAATGTCTAGTCTTTCAGGTGGTACACAATTACCTTCATATGGCGATACTATAGAATTAAAAGATAATGCAGGTACTTTATTAGGAAGTGCTTTAGTGTATTCAGTTAGACAAACAGTTATTGGTAATAATGCAGCGACAGATGTATATAGAATTAATATTAATAATGTTAATACTGTGGTTGTTGGATTGTATGGTTTAACAACAGCTGAGGCTAACGGCGCTGGCTGGACTATTGATGATTATATAATTGGAAATGATTCTTATATATTGCAATTGCCTTATAATAAAATTTTAACGCATGATACAGATATATCTGGTACAATTCCAGCATTTGATTATCGATATGAAATAACACGTACATTTGGTACTAAAATTGTTAATGGTACAGAAGTAGTATTTAATAGTGCTTCTAATGAAACATTTACAGATTACGAAGGTAATGATTGGGTTGCATATTGTACATTAGATGGTCAGACCCCTGCTGCTACTATTAATCAAGCATTTAGAAGAGGTGATTTTGACGTAGTGTTAAGTAATAATAACCAAACAGCAACATTAACAATTAATAGCCACTCGTGGCTTGGCCAATTGACTGGATCAGTGGTTGAATTAGTTGCGCCTGTTATTAAAACAACTAGTCATAAAACAAAAACATTAGAAGATGGTACCAATGGTTTAGGGATTGAAGATTCAATTCCATCATATCCGAATTCGGTAATTACTGATTTTACAGTATGGCAAGATCTTACTAATAGCGATATTGTAGAAATTATTAAAATTGAAGAATGGGATGTTAATAATAGTTTAGCATTAAAAGATATTACTGAACATTTTGAAATAGATAACGGCCAAAGGTCAACACATTATGGTTTAGGAAGAGTCAGGGTTAAACCTGGATCACACTATGCTGTACCTTATGCCACAAATACTGAAATTAAAATTACATATACGCATTATTCGCATTCTATTACAGGTGACTTCTTTACAGTTGACTCATATGTAGATGGTGGTATCGCATACGATGATATTAAAACTTTCGAAGATATTGATTTAAGAGATGTGGTAGATTTTAGATCTGTTAATGGTGTATTAGCAAATCCAATGAGAGCTAATACCACTTTTGAAACAAATCTTCAATATTATTTAGGTAGAATTGATAAAGTTGCTATGACGCGAGCAGGAGAATTTACAGTAGTAGAAGGTACTCCTGCATTAGTACCTCCTGTGCCAGACGATCCAACTAATGGCATGACAATTTTCTGGCTACTCATTCCACCGTATACTAAAAATGCAAAAGATGTACAAATTAAACATATTGATAATAAACGTTATACGATGCGCGATATTGGTGCAATTGAAAAACGTATTAATCAATTAGAGTATTATACATCATTAAATTCTTTAGAAAATGCAGCTAAAGAACAACAAATATATTCCGGTGGTATCGATAGATTTAAATCAGGATTTTTAGTAGATCCATTTATTAATGGTGCAGTTTCTAATGTATTTTCTAAAGATTTTAACTGTGCTATTGATGCAACTAACGGTGAATGTAGACCTACATTCGAAGAAGAAAATATTGATTTAGAAAGAATTCAACCACCTGCTCCATTAATTAGTGATAATACTGTACAAACTGAAGGCGGTCTTATAACATTAGCCTATAGCGAAACTCCTGTAATTACTCAATTACAGGCATCTGATACTATTAATGTTAACCCATATGATGTATTTAACTGGACCGGTTCATTAAAACTTGATCCAAGTACTGATGAATGGAAAGAAGTCGAGCGTTTGCCAGATGTAATGATTAATGATGAAAGTAAGTATGATTCGTTATTAGCTGATATGCAAAGAACTACTGCAGTTGGTACTGTTTGGAACGAATGGGAAACTAACTGGACCGGAACTCCTATAACCAC